ACTAGTTCTTTTGTAAACGACCTAGGTCAAACACAAATAGATGCTGATGGTGATAAAAAAGGTATTGCTGATTTTGAACGTTTAATGACTACGATCGAAGCAGATAAATTTCTAATACACCCCAGTCAAGCTACTATCGAACCTGGCATAAGCAGCGTTAGAACAGTTTCCTGGAACGGATTAATTGTACACGAAGTACAGATCAATTTTGTTAACGAAGATCAACGTCGCCACTTTTTTAATACAGGCAGCGAAATTTGGATTCAGGCCAACAATAGTGTTGCTAGTCAACCCAAAGGACTAGACTGGGCAGAACTTTGTGCTCAGGTAGGAACAGTAAAATTTGGAGCAAACGCAACTATATCTACCACAGGCGGCGGATCGAGCATAGGCAATTATGATCTAAACGGCGGCTTACAAGTGATCTATCAAAAGATCGGATCTGGTACTTACAGTGCAATTTACGCTGGCAACATCTATACAATCAAAGCAAGACTAGATGGAAATACTAGAATTGTTTTTAGAATTGAATTTAACGATGTAGTTGTAGACAATAACGTAGACAATAATGTTAATGGCAGATTAGAAAGCACTGTAAGACATTACAGAGCAACAGGCGATTATGTAGAAGTAGCAGCACCGTCGTACTTTAACTCTTCAACTCTCGCATAATAAATTCTCTTAGTATATAATTACTATAAATACATTGAGAGAATTGTAAATGTCAACAACTATACCTGTAACAGCTAGTAGATACAACACCTTAAGAACCCTAGTAAATAAAATACTAGGTGATTCTACTTTGTCTTTTCCTAATTACGGCTACGGACAACTCTTTTCTACTGTAGCTGTTGTAGGAGATTATGACGTTAATACTTTAGCTACTGATAAAGTTACCGCAGAACAGTACGAAAATCTCTATATAGATCTTATAAGATTACGTGTACATCAAGTTGGAGTTTCTTCTACAACAATCGATCCGTTTGTCGAAGGCGGTTTTGACACTAATCCTAGTGCTGACAAAATAGAATTAGCATACATCCAAGCATTAGAAGCATTAGGCACGAACGTAGAAACAGATCGATTTTTAATAGATTCCGCAACACAGGCCGCCGAATTGAATTTGTTAACATCAGTTGGCACGCCGATTTTTAGTACAAGATCTTTCGCAAATACCGGCGCCTGGAACGGTACAATAACACATATTGTAAAAGTTACGTTTGACGATGCACTACAACGTAGACAATTTTTTAATTCTGGCGGCGAAGTAAGATTTAATGCTTCTGTAAATTATGCAGGAAGCCAAGCTAAAACAGTTGACTGGCAAACACAACTCAGTGCTATGGGCACTATCAGCTTTAAAGCCAATCAGACTATATCAAATAACGGAATAGGTACTAGTTATTCGATTGGTAATTATAATCTTACTAGCACTTATCAACTATGTTATGATCAGACTGGCGGAGCAACCTATGCTAGAAATCGTTATCGCATCTCAGCACTACAGCTTAATGATAGAGAAATACAATTTAAGATAGATTTTGTAGATGGCCAGCCTAACGACACAACCTTTGGTATCGACGAATCAGTACTAGGTGACTTTACCAGCGCACTTAGATTATTACAGCCAGACGGATCGGTAACAGTTAACGGAACTGTAGTAGATACAGTAGTTATACCTTCAGCGGATTTACCTACAGGCACAAATATCAGTACGCTTTAGTCAATAACTGCTTGACTTTACACAGTTTTTCATATATACTTTAACGAACTAGGAGATATATATGGACGAACGTCTTGAAAAAGCATTAGACTTTGCGAATTACATGCAGACACTGTCAAATCAACGCAGAGTCTTACAGGAACAGTTTAATGAAAGTCTTGTTTACTTTTATAAAGGTTGCCAATTTACAATTAATACAACGCTGATTAACTATGTTAATTGGCTAGTAGAAAAAGACAATACTGAAAATGTTATTTTTGTTGATGATAATGAAATACCTGTAGAAGTTATTGATTTGACTCAATTCTTAGAAGACATACAAGATCAGTATTTTAATGCATTAAACACTTATCACGCAGAGTATAATAAATTAAAATCAAATAGAAGTGTTGAAAAATTAATTGACCATGAGTAAAGGCGTACTTTTAATTGCTAATAACAACAGTCAAATTGATTATGTAAAACAGTCTGTATACCTAGCAAAAAGAATAAAGAAATATTTAGAAGTGCCTGTTAGCCTAGTAACCAACAGTCCTGGTTACGCAACAGATTGCCTTGACGCTTCTGTGTTTGATAAAATTATTGCTGTAAACGATACTGACGATAAAAATCGTCGAATACTATTTGACGGAGAATACAGTCAAAAAACAGTTCAGTGGCAAAACGGCACCCGAGTTGATGCTTATGATCTTTCTCCTTATGACCAAACACTTTTAATGGATACAGATTTTATTATAAACAACAGTCTATTAAAAAATGTATTTGACAGTTCTAATGAGTTTATGCTGTATAAGGATGCATATGAGTTATCGCAAGTTAGAAATACTGTAGAATTTAAACAGGTAAGTGATACCAGCGTTGATTTCTATTGGGCCACAGTTGTGTATTTTACAAAAACACACAACAACAAAACTTTCTTTGACTTAGTAAAACACGTTCGACAAGAGTGGGATCACTATGTGCGAGTGTACAGGCTCCCTTCTTCAATCTATCGCAACGACTACGTATTCAGTATAGCAATTCACATAATGAATGGGTTTCAAACGGGTTCTTTTGCTAAAAAATTACCTGGAAAAAAATACTATACAACTGACAAAGATCTGTTAATCAAACATAACAACACTGCTATGACTTTTTTAGTAGGGAAAAAAGATCGTCCTGGAGAATATACTTTGCTTAAAACTGATTCTTTAAATGTACATGTTATGAATAAATTAAGTTTGCAGAGAGTAATAGACAATCAAGGAGAGATTGTGAATGACTAAAGGAGTATTAGTTCTAGCTCAAAATAATTATAAAGTAAATTACATAGATCAAGCAGTAGTTCTTGCACTCAGTCTAAAATTAACCAATCCTGATCTGCCTATATCTATAATTACAAATGAAAAAATTACAAAAAAAGACGCAGTGTTGTTTGATAAAATTATAGAAATTCCTTGGGAAGACCTATCAGCAGCTTCAGATTGGAAAATAGAAAATCGTTGGAAAGTGTATCATGCAACTCCATACAACGAAACTATAGTTATGGATACTGATATGTTGGTATTGGAAGACATATCGCATTGGTGGAAATTTTTAGAAAATTATAATTTATTCTTTACATCTTCAGTGCTGACTTATCGAGGCGAAACAGTTACAAGTGACTATTATAGAAAAACTTTTGTAAACAACAATCTATCTAACTTGTACACTGGTGTATATTACTTTAAAAAGAGTGACTTTGCACAAGAATTTTTTGCACAACTAGAAATAGTAGTAAAAAACTGGCAAGAATTTTATAAAATCTTTCTCAAAGCCGATTGTCCTGAATTTATAAGCATGGACGTATGTACAGCAATTGTAGCAAAAATACTAGACTGCGAACATCAAATAGTCAATCCAAACATAACAACTCCGACCTTTGTACATATGAAATCTAAAATACAAAATTGGGAATTGTCTTCTAATAATTGGCAACGAAATATCAGCGCATATCTCGATGCCGACTGTGTCTTAAAAATAGGCAATCATCAACAGCACGGCATTTTTCATTATACAGAAAAAGATTTTATCGATACTATTAATGCGAAATTGAAGTACAGGAAAAAACTAAATGTCAAATAGTTTAAAAAGTCTTTTTGAAAAGATAAAAATAGATGCACAAACTGCTGACATTTCTTATGTTTATTATGATAAAAAGTCTGGAGAAATTCACAAAATTTCTCCTAGAAAAGAAGATTCTAATTATGAAATCTTAGAACTTGATCATAAAGAAGTTAAAGATTTATTAACAGGAGAAAAAAAGACCGCTGATTATAAAGTTTCTTATGACATAGGTACTAAATTAGTTATATTAAAAAATATACACGAAGGTAACACTGCATTTCTATACGATAAAGTTTTGTATAAAATTCCAAAAGAAGATTTAGAAATTTCAGATTTAATAATTAAACAAGACTTTATCACTAACACATGGAAAGTATCAATAAGTAATGAAACTATTCAGTTTACAAGATCTAATAATCTTTCATCACACGATAAAATACTATTAAGTGTTACTAAAAAAGATGATCCAAATATTTTATACAGAACCTTATATATAGAATTAGGAAATGCAATAGAAAATTCTATAATAATACCTTTCAAGTTTGACTTCGAATTCGAACAAAGAGAAGTAAGTATATACACAAATAAATATTTTAAATCATACAGCTATAAGGTCACGCAATGACTAACAAATTAAAAGTAATAGACTATGATATGATCTATCTAAGCTATGACGAGCCAAACGCAGAGCGTAATTATGCCGATCTATGTCAAAAGGTTCCGTGGGCAAAACGTGTCCACGGGGTTAAAGGATCAGATGCAGCACACAAGGCTTGTGCTGAATTATCAGAAACTGATCGCTTTATTACTGTCGATGGCGACAATATTATAGATCCTACTTTTTTACAGCAAGAAATTGACCTAGCTCAAAACGAAGACCTAGGACATTGCGTAATTAGCTGGGCTGCAAATAATCAAGTAAATGGATTAATCTACGGAAACGGCGGTTTAAAATGTTGGCCTAAAAAGTATGTTCTAGACATGCGTACTCATGAAGCAGCAGATCCTAATAATAAACATGCGCAGGTTGACTTTTGTTGGGATGTTCAATATATCCAAATAGAAAAATGTTTTAGTAAAATTATGAACAATGCTACTCCTCAACAAGCATGGCGTGCTGGTTTCCGCGAAGGCGTAAAAATGTGTCTTGACAGGGGAGCACGTCCTGCTGCTGTAGAAGACTTTTTTAAGAACGATTGGCGCAATCTACATAGAGCATATATATGGATGACAGTAGGTGCAGATGCTAACAACGGCCTTTGGTCAATATATGGTGCTAGAAAAGGATTCTTCCTCACAATGTTTACAGATTGGGATTTTGTAAATGTTAGAGATTTTGATTATCTAAATAACTACTGGAATGAAACAACTGAAACAGTTTCAGAGGACAATCTAATAGAAGAAATTAAAAAGCTAGGCAAACTTATTAAGAGTTATATTGATATTCCTGTTCCAACTGTACCACTAGACGCTGAAGCAAGTAAATTTTATAAGCATACATACCAAAGTCCAGCAAGACTAAAAGCTGGGTTTTTAATGGATCAACAATGAGCAACGAATCTTATAGAATAATATCACTTAATAAGTAGGAATAAAATTATGACAGCATATACAAAAGAAGATGTTAAAAAGGCAAACTGTTCTATTTGCCCAGTTCCATGGATGCATATGGCATTAGAACCTAATGGTAAAATTATTCCCTGTTGTTTGACGTCACAACATGAATCTGCAAATTTAGGAAATATCAAAACAGATAAATTTGAAGATATTTGGAACAGCGACAGGATGAAAAAACTCCGAGTTGATATGCTGAACGGAGAAATTCCTAATTATTGTAAGACTTGTACTGACCGAGAACCTATTACAGGGGACAGTAGTAGAATCTTTCATCTGAGAGAGTTTCCTCATGTGATTGATAGAATACCTGAAACTACACTAGCAGATGGTACTGTTACAGAAATGAAATTAAAATATTGGGACTTTAGATTCAGTAATCTCTGTAATTTTAAGTGCCGTTCGTGCGGCCCAGTTTATAGTTCTAGCTGGTTACCCGATGCTAAAAAATTAAATTGGCCTGTAGAAGACTGGCAAAAAGTAGTTACTACTGACGAAATTGATGGTCTAGATAACTACAAATTTCTCGAGAGTCAAGTAGGCGAAGTAGAAAAGATTTACTTTGCTGGCGGTGAACCACTACTAATGCCAGAACATTGGTATATCCTTGAAATGTTAGTAAAAGCTAAAAGATTTGACGTTAAAATATGTTATAACACAAATACATCTAAGTTAACATACAAAGGAAAAAGTGTATTAGATTATTGGAAACAATGGGAACCTGGCAAAATTGAAGTATGGACTAGTTTAGACGAGATTGATAACCGCGCAGAACTAATACGTGCTGGCACTGATTGGGCCAAGGTAGAGGAAAATTTAAAAGAAATGACTACATTGGATAATATTGTTGTTCGTCCTGGAATTACTACAGGTGCCTGGAATGTATTTAGAAT